GGAATCGGATATTTTTTATGTAAAAAAATAGAACTTTATCACGATAATCTTCTTATACAAGAAGTTAGTGGAGATGCACTCTATGCTCTAAGTCGCACACGCAATTCTTATAATAATTTATTTGTAGAAGATACTTCTGCAGGAATACATGATGGAAGACCGCTCTCTATCCAACGAAATGCTACTCCTGGCCAATTGTCAATTGCGCTTCCCTTTCCAGGATGCCAACTCGGTGATAACGGACTACTCCCAATCTGCGCAATGCGTGAACAGAAATTTCGTCTAAAAATTTTTTTAAGAAAACTCGAAGAAGTCGTTGAATCAAGTGGCCAACAAACAACTCCTTGGAATATTCCTCTACAAATACAGACCTCTAAAAATGCTCCTTTTATCAAATTTAATCCAATAGACCGTATTCATATTAGACAGCCAATTCTTTCAGTCGAAACAAGACAATACTATGTTAGTAATAAATGCAGACAGATACTTATGAACATGAATCATACAATTCCATTCCGTCGCTATTTCGAAAATATATTTAGCTTCAATGATTTTGACTATTCTCCTCTTGATAAAAATGCGATTGCAACAAGTGTTCGTTTATTAGATGCTCAATTCAATGTAGAACGAATTGTCTATTTTTTCAGAAATTCGACTTTTTTGCAAAACAATCAACTTATAAATTTTGAAGGAGGACTCACTGGCTCCGATTTTTATAATACAATAGACTTTATTATCGCAGGAAAAGATCGAGAAGGTCCGTGGGCTCCTTGGGTTTTTAAAGATCTCATGCAACACGCAAAAGAAGAAAGAGCTACTTCTAAAAATGTGTCTATTATGAATTGGAGCTATGGTTGGCGCCAAGAAGATACAGTTCCTGCGACCAAACAACCAGAAGGAGGAATAAACTTTACAACCGCAGATAAACCAAATATCAACATAAATCTCCAGAATGTTATCCCAGGAGCATGGGGCAGAAATGTAGAATTGCGGAGCATTATTGAATCTTGGGGAATCTTCGAAATTGTAGATGGACGTGGCAGATTTAAATATGGCAATTAATTTATCTTAGTAAGACCAGTAGGATGGACTTATCATGTTCTCGTCCAATAGGCGATCCCACCACTATTTTAGATACATGCGACAGAGATGATCAGGATGATTATCTCTTTCCTCTCGATACAAATTTATCTTGGTTCGTAAGAAACTCGAATCGTCGTGTTCTACCATTCTCAACCACCATACAAGAATTCCCCTTTCGTGGTCCTGCAAAATTTGGTAGCAAATTCCAATTCGATATAGGTCGTTTTAAATCTTCAGATTTACTCTTTGGAATTATGCTTCAGATCAAATTACCCCACTGGTTTCCTACAAGTATTATGGAACACCTTCGAAATGGCACATACATCTTTAAAAATCCAAGAGATGCATGGTTCTATGCAAATAGTATTGGTTCCGTATTAATTGAAAAAGCTGAACTCTGTCTCGAAGATCAGACTCTTGAAATAATAGATTCCGATTTTCTAAATATTAGTAATCTTCTCTATAATAATGCAAACAGCCAATATGGAATTGCGAATGATGCTCTTGGTATAAAAAGTATTCCAAGACTTCTGCAAACAAATCCTACAGAATTCTTTCCCACCGAAGATGGCTGGATTTCATGTATTCTCCCTTTTAGTTTCTACTTTGAAAGACTCCGTGCATCCTTTCCACTTCTTTCTCTAAAAGAAGGAACTATCCGTGTAAATTTGACTCTTCGGCATTTTAATCAATGTATTCGTTCTGCATCAGGAAATACCGAAAATGATACTCCACTTGGAAAAACGTTCACATTTATTGATAAAACATACCCCTATTACCAAGAACAAATATATACAACTAGTGCCATAGTACCTGACTTTCAATCTGTCCGTCTTGTTACTTACGGAGTAGTTATAGACGGAAATCTTCGACAAAATCTTATTCATAATCCCTTTGACAGAATATTTCGAAGCCCACAAATCTTCAAATTTGACGAAAAATCAAAATACACCGCGACCGTTACTTCAAAAGATACAATCCAGATACAACTTCCATTAGAATGCAACGGACCTATAGAAGAAATTGTCTGGGTTATTAGACGAAAGGCGGTTAGTCTAAATAATGAATGGACAAACTATTCTTCAGTTTTAGAATCTGAATATGACCCGGTTTTTGCACCCTTTGGACCTCTTTTAGTAGACGCTAAGTTGCAAATAAATGGCGAAGATATTGTGTATGGACACGAAGATTATTATCGCCAACATATTGCGAAACATCATAAAGGTGGAATTATAGCATATAATAACTATATTTATGGATACTGTTTTGCAAATACTCCTGATAGCCACGATCCTTCTGGATGGTTTAATGCAAGTCGAACAACGGATATTCGGCTGAGGCTTACCATAAAACCTCCTGGCGGCATAAATGATCGTGAATGGGAAGTATACGTGTATTGTATGGGTATTAACTGGGTAAGATTTCAGAATGGACTCGCGAATATGGTCTTTTCTAGTTAGTGACTGGGTCTTTTGTCTAAAGGCCAAGTATCCACCCTCTTTAGGATGGTGGCTACTTTGCTTCGTCAGATAACAAGTGGAATCCAGGATACTCGACTTACAGGAAGGGAGTTAAAAATAGATCCATTTCTGTATGTTCTTATAAAGGCAGGACGATTTACTACACAGTGGCAAAGACTTGATTTTATTACAAAACCCGCGTTTGGCAGTTCCTCTGTATGTACTCTACAGAGAAAGGGTCATTTATTGAGCAGATTATATTTAGTTGCAAACATGCCAGATATTTACACAAACCAACAGAAGGCAGTAAATTTAGCTGGCAGTAATTTTGTAGGACCTATCTTTGGCTGGACCAATAGTCTTGGCCATGCACTAATTAATTCAATGACCTTGGAAATTGGCGGATCAAGAGTTGAACAAATGGATGGTCGACTCTTGGAAGTGCTAGACGAATTTAATACACCAATCGAAAAAGTCCAGAATGTAAATCGTCTCATTCAACGCGTTGAAAATGGATACAATTCTAAAACATTTGGATGGTCTTCCACTCCAACACAGGTAGTCGTCCCCCTACCTTTCTGGTTTTCAAGAGGCGATCTGGGAGTAGCCCTTCCTGTGGACGGCCTATATGCAGACGAGGTTCGTTGTACAATTAATTTTAGTGGATTAAGTCAACTATACACAACATCGACAATTGTGCCAACAAATACTTCAGCAAATACCAGTAATTTAGTCAATAGTAATGCATATATGGATATTAGTGGTCAAATGATGTATCAAATGAATTGTTCTTCAGGTCCATTGGCAATGGCTTCTATTTACAATTCGCCGTTTTACCAAGATATTTCTGGGGCAGTTACACCAATTCCAGGAGTAACCATGTCGAATTTATTTTTTCTAGGGGATACCTATCTTATGGCAGAATATATAACTTTGGATAAACCAGAAGCAAATCGTTTTCGTCAAGCAGAATTTACTCTACCAATTATACAACATTATCCTCTTGATGTGGTTAATACAAAAGGACAGCCATCCGCAAGTATACCTATACGAATTCCAAATCCTGCACGTAATTTATTCTTTTTCTGCCAACGTACCGAAGCAACAGATTACAATAATTTTTTCCTAGCCACTCGCGAACTAAATACTCCTGGAAAATCTGGAATTTGGTGGCCAGATTGTAGCGGACTTAACATGGAAAATTACAGCGAAATTATTCCTGGCTTCAGTACACGCTCTTCTGAACCTCTTCTTTCTATGGCCGTGTTATACGAAGGAAAATTTGTAAAAGCAAGCACAGAAAATATGGCATTGTATAGAACAATCTTGCCTGCTCTCGAACTTCGTAAGAGTCCACTCATAAATCGTTACTATTATTATGTTCCTTTTGGGCTACAGTCTGGAAAATATCCAGGAAGTATCCCACTTGGTGAAGCGAACTTAGATAAAATTCCAAATATTACCTTTAATTTGGAATTTAATAGTTTAAGTAAAGTTCGACCAGATTTTCCAAAATATAATATTTATATGTGGGTTGAAACATATAATATCCTTAAAGTATTTGGTGGAAGAGGAGGTCTCTTATTTGGGTACTAGAGCCTTTGCCCATCTTTCCCAACAGGGTTTGGAAGAAAGAAATTCCATTACAAATTCTCTCGGTTCAAACTTATAATACTCAACGTGCATCTCCTCAATCGATTTCTGCATAGTATCAATAGTAGTTATACGAATTCCACATCGCTCATCCCAATAAGGTACCGAAGTTGCATTTAGCTTTTTATCGCACATCATTTCTCTAGTATAATGCGGAATTATTTTACTTGAATTAGTTTCATACATTTTTTGTACATCAATTTCTTCATACATTGATTCTACATCTAAAACAATAATCGGTACATTACATGCCAAACATTCTTCTAATGCAAATCCCTGAGATTCATGCCTACCAATCCAAATCATATATTTCGAATTCTGAAGAGCATCAATATAATCATTCTCATTATATTTAAGGGCATAATCAAAAACTTTATAGGAAATTTTTAATGAATTTAGAATATTTATGGTCGCATCTTTTAGTTTTGGGTCTCTATTTTTAAAATAAATAATTGCGTCATTTGTCTTTTTATTTCTTAGAGGCTTGAATTGATCAGTATCTATAGGAAATGGTAAAGGTGTAAATTGAATTCTTGGACCATGAATAAATTCTTCATAAACTTCTTTTATCCAGGGACTTAGACAATTATAAATACCCTTTGGTGTAATTCCATGAAGCCTATCTTCATTATTATAATTAAAATAAAATAATTCATTATGTGGATCTGGAAATATAAAAAACTGCGGCCCCATCACAATTTGACAATTAATTGGAACCTTAAAGGGATGTACAATAACAAGAGGTGACCAAATCAATTCTGTATCTTCTGGAATCTCGTAATATTCATTGCAAATAGTCAGAGAATTTCCTACATCATTGCACATTTGGACAAATGCATTATGATTTTTAAAATGCGAGTCCTTCAATCGAAATGCGACTACCTTCATTGTATATTTATAGTTTTATATCTTTATGTGTTTATGTTTTCATGTTTTCATGTTTTAACATTAATCAATCTCAATATCAGTTACCACAGCCACTAGACAATTCTTTTTATCACTCTTCCAAATATCAAAAGAATTTATATTGCATACCATATTTCCCCTGTAAATATCAGTTAAAATACTAAATAATTTACAAGGGTGCTCCTTAATAACAAGATATGCTTCATTATTATACTGCTCTACGATAGGAGTTGTCCAGTGATCTAGAATAGGATTCTCATATTTATCTTCTACTGAATAAAAACTGTATTTATCTTCTACATTATCATAACAGACATACCCCGCAAATTGATGATGTCTTACATTAGAATCTTTTAGAAAACTATTTATAAGACTAGTATCAGCACTTACGAAGGAATAAACAATATCAGATCCTGATACAACTTTCTGGGCCATTTAATTATAAATTTATAATATTTCTTTAAACTAAAAAATCCAGGGTACCCCACAGTAGAATAATCACTAACCCATCGTTGTAGAAGAAACATAGGTCACTAGACCTCTGAACACATTATTATAATCTTCATAAGTATTGAAATTACGAATCACGTTTGATTTTATGAATGTGGTAGGAGTACTAAAAGGCACTGTTGGCTGTAACTTACTTTCTACGCCCTGGTATCCAAAATAATCTGTGACCTGCATTCGTTTACGTGTTACATCACTTGCATCCATCTTCTAGTATATTCTTGAGAAATATATTTAGAGAATTACCGAGGAGTACTTAATTTAAGTACTAGACGGTACTGGCCTAAAAAGGTTCTTAAAATTATTATAAGATGTGTGGTATTTGGGCAAGACTCGGTGTTCAGCCAAAAAATGAGTCTACAGAATACTGGGTTCAAAGACTTCGTGAACGTGGCCCAGAAGGTGTAAGTATTCAAGATAATGTAAATTATACCCTCGCATTTACACGTCTGGCAATTAACGGGCTAAACAGTGGAGGAATGCAGCCAATGAACTTCGGATCTATTTCGTATGTTTGCAATGGAGAAATATACAATTGGAAAGATCTTGCATCTAGATACAATATTCATGTTGAATCTGGATCCGATTGTGAAATCATCGGAGAACTTTGGGAAAAATTTGCAAGCGTAGGAACCGGAGCATCTTTCTTTCAGACACTCGATGGAGTATTTTCAATTGTAATTATAGATGATACAAGTAAACATGCCTATGTGGCAAGAGATCCTTATGGAGTAAGGCCCCTCTTTGTTGGATATCGTTTCGGAACTCCTGTTAAAGTAAATGATCCCAAGAAAACTTATATTCAAAATGGCGATAATTTAGTTCCAATTGAAAATCTATATTTTGCGAGTGAAATGAAGGCATTACAAATGTGCGATCATATTGAAGTATTTCCTCCTGGGCATTGTGCAGCGTACGATCTACAAACCTTTGCCCGTGTTGGTTTCGAGCCATATCATTCAGTCCCATGGATTAAGAATCCTTGTTTTGAGGATGAAAATGTCGCATCAACGAGTATTCGTGTTGCATTAGAGGCCGCAGTTAAGAAGCGAATGATGACCGAGAGGCCTGTAGCTGCACTTTTGAGTGGTGGTCTCGATAGTAGTCTAATTGCTGCAATTGTTCAAAGGAATCTTAAAGAGGCTGGTGCTCCTGCACTAAAGACATTTAGTATTGGATTTGAGGGTTCAGAGGATTTGCGTTGTGCGAGGCTTGTGGCAGATTACATTGGGTCGGATCACACTGAAGTTGTAATGACAGCCAAGGAGTTTTTTGATGCAGTTCCTGATGTAATTGCTGCAATTGAGAGCTTTGATATTACTACTGTCCGTGCGTCGGTTGGAAATTGGCTAGTTAGTCGTGAAATTGCTAAAACAACTGACTGCAAGGTTGTTTTTAATGGAGATGGATCAGATGAAGTTTTGGGGGGATATCGGTATTTTCAAAAGGCACCTTCTAATGAGGCTTTTGATGTAGAATGTGGCAGACTACTCAAAGATATTCATTATTTTGATGTTCTTCGTAGTGATAGATCTATAAGTAGCAATGGTCTAGAAGCACGAACACCCTTTTTAGATAAACAATTTGTGGCCTTAGCTAGAAGTATTCCTGCGAGTCTACATCGTAAATTTCCTGAGAAGTATATTCTACGAAAGGCTTTTGAGGGAGTTCTACCAGAAGAGATTTTGTGGCGACGCAAGGAGGCTTTCAGTGACGGTGTAAGTGGCTCGAAACCCTGGTTTCAGGAATGCCAAGAAAGATCTGATGCAATACTGCTCGATGGTGTCGAGCCATGGAAGGTAAAGGCGAAGGATATTACGTATCTACAGCCGAAGACTGCAGAGGCGTATTATTATCGTTGGGTTTTTAATAAGAAATATGGAAAGAATTTTGATTCGACAGTCGTTCCTTATCATTGGATGCCTAAGTGGTCACCGGATGCAAAAGATCCTTCGGCGCGCACTCTTGATATCTATTAGTTATTGAAGCGGTCCGAGTAATGGCTCTATTAGTTATTGAAGCGGTCCGAGTAATGGCTCTATTAGTTATTGAAGCGGTCCGAGTCTAACCATTTAGTCCAAGGAATCATTGCAGAACTATCCCATTTCATGTGATTATCGACAGTTAGACTCCATTTACGATTTAGGAGTGTTATATCTGCATGAGTTGGTTCAAAGATAGTGAGATGGTGCATGATGTGTTTAATATTTATTGATGTGAGTTTACCACATGTATAGATATCAAATTCTAAAAGACAATTACTCGAAGCATTTTTAAGGATTTTCGGGTCAGGATTCTTCCAAAAATGAAATGCGATATGACTGGTTTGTATAGGAGCAATTGCAGTAAGGCCCTCATTATATTTTGGAACTTTTACATAATAGACATGGGGTTTTCCAAGAAGATTCATACCAATATCACGAATAATGTGAGTTATTAGAAGCTCGGCCTTTTCTTTATCTTCAGGTCCAGGACATTTCTTTGTTTCCATTCGTAAAAGTAAATGATGATGTTCTATTTTATCAGAACCAGGAGGCGCCTTTCTTGTTTTTCTTTGCATCGGCTTAACCATTCCTAATCGGGGATTCTATTATCTACCACTAAGCATATCGGTAGGAAATGGAACCTTTCTTTGAAGAACAATATTATTCGATTCAATCAGATTTTTTTGAAAAAGATTTGCAAATCCCTGTATTGAATCATTGAAATTCGCCATAGGAGTAAAAGCAATAGGTCTTTTACTACGAATATACTGTATCGCATCATTCGGCGAACAACGATATTTTGCAATCAAAAACATCGCCACCACTGCAGCAGATCTTTGCATTCCAGCATGACAATGAACCAAAATAGATTGACTGCCTCGATTATTATATTCATTCATAAGTTTCACAACTATTTCAGGAGACCAAAGCTCCATATTACGGATTTCATCAAGTTGCAAATTATCATCCACGGGAACCCTATATAAATGCAATGATCTCCCTGGAATCGTAATAAATGGTATATTTTTTGTACAATTAAAAATTGTACCAATATTATTTCCCTCTATAAAAAGTCTATCCTGACTCGCTTGAATGTTCCCCAACCATAATCCAGGAATAATCATATTCGCTGGAACTTGATAAGAATTTATAAGAGAACCCATCTAAATAAAGCGAAAAAATTGATTCGTTTAAATCCGCCGACACTCACCATAAAATGGTATTTACACGAAGAATCTATGAACTCGAAGAAGTAATTGCAGCATTCCTTTTATCTCTTAGAAAACAAAAAATCGACGACTCATTATTCTGGCTAGAAGAACTCGAATTCAGTTACGAGGAATCTGTGATCAATGACTCTATTCTTAAAGTATGGGCAATCTGCAAAGGAGTTATCTGGTGGAATTTTCTCCAGACATGGGCTGATAATAAAGATAGTATTCTTGGAAGAAGGGCCCTGGTTAAAGAATACTGTAAACATAGTCGAGCACAGAAAGATAGTAGTATTTGGCTTAGTTATTGTTCCAGAGAATGGCAGAACTATAAAGATAAAATAACTGATAAATATATTGTATCTGACGACCTACAAGATAGTCAACTCAAACTATGCATTAATTGCTGGCTTAATAGATTAAATCCCTCCCTAAAAAGCATCCCTCTTCAATATGATGATTGGAATTTGCAAGAAGAAGATGATAAATTACTATTTAAGATGCGATCATCAAGAAAATTACATATTCCCTACGATTGTCATTTGGGACTTACTGTGAGGGGCCTTAATAAAAACACAACAACCAATATACATTCTGTGCATTTATACACCTTGCTTTCGAATCCATTATGGGCTACCTTACTCGAACCGTATTTAACAGAAGATAATGAATGGACTTCAGATCAGGATCACGAAGACTTTTATACTTCTTACTTTGGAGAAGAAGATATACCCGATGAATGGTCATTGGAAGAACAGCAGAAAAGTCATGGGAAACCACCAAGTACACGAATAACCTTTAGTTTTAAACACTGGTGGAAATCATGGGTTCCTGATGATCATTTGTATATCTTTGGAAGATCATTGCGTGAATTTCATTCGTGGATGGATACTCAAAATCTAAAAGAAAATGTATTCGATTTCATGGAAAAATGGAATACAGATTATTTAATTCCAATAAAGGAGGAAGCATATACTGTAAAAAGATTTATCTATAATTAGGATGGAGAAGTACGCTTGGCTATTTGTGTATTTTTTAATAGCCGTTTTTATCGGCCTCCTAGTTTCAAAATTTATTCAAGAATCGTTTATTGTAACAACTTGCGATGCCATAAAAGACTGCGCAACATGTTCTAATCAAAGTAGCTGTGCTTGGTGTTCAAATAGTAATACATGCACAATTGCAGATAGATTTGGATTTCCAATCAAAAAAGAATGTGTTGGTAATGATATTGTAAATTATCCTTATGATTGTCCTGCAGGATCTTCCTCTAAAAGCTCAACTATTGCACAGGTAGCTGATAATGCATTTCTGAATTCAATCTACGGAGGTATGAATAGTTCTCCACGAATTGATAATACTGTTAGTGTTACTTCCTATATGGGCGGAAGTTCACCAACCCCTGGACTTCCTATACAGGCATACGATGCCAGTGGAAATCCTATTAGTGCATACGATGCTAGTGGAAATCCTATAATGGTAGTATATACTGAAAATATTGGAGGATATTATGATGCAAGTGGCAATTCCTTAAAAATATATGATTCAAGTGGAAATGTCCTAAATTATCCTGTAGGCGGATACTATGATGCTTCTGGAAATAATATTAATATGATTGTACCTAGGAAACCATCAATAAGTAATAGTAATCTAGGTAGTGGAGATTCAGGATTTTATTATGATGTAAATGGTAATCCAATTCTTGTATCTAACACAAATGGCAAATTTTATGATACGTATGGAAATCTAGTAAATGTGTATGATAATAATGGGAAGTTAGTTAAGGCATCTCCATCTCAACCTGATTATGTATCTAGTCCCACAAGTCCTAATATTAATCAACAGCTTTCTTATATAATATCTGACGCAATATCGAATGCAATTACGAATTATCTGAATTCTCGTACCGTCTAGTACTGTCTAGTACTTAATTTAAGTACTCCATGGTATCCTTATTAACTGAAAAGACCATTTTCTACCCTTAGTACCGCTATTCTTTGAAATTCTGAATTTATATCGAAAAGTTTTTTAACATTATTGTGAATTATATCATATATTGGATCATTATGTTTCACTGTTGGATATGTTATGTCTAATTTATAATATTTCACATATTCTTTCTTCCATTGTAATAGAAATTTATCATTAGGCAGATGCCTTGTCAACCATATTAATAATATCCTTTTGGTAGTTGAAGTTGAGTAGTTTTGATTCTCTAACATATATTCTAAGAAGTCAATAAAATGCTCTCTTGCCTCATAAGTATCAGGATTTCGTATATATTCATTTAGTGTCTCATATTTAAGAGATGTCATAAATTTAGTTTTGAATTCAGATAAAGAAAATCGTGTCTCTGAAAATCCCTCAATTAACCAAGATGTCTTACCATGCAAATACATCTTG